TAGTAACACCATCTGCATTATCTCCATCTTGCATATCAAATAACTCATCTGTTATTGCAGAATTTTTATATACTTGATGTTTAATGTATAGATATTTTTTCTCTTTTTGTATTCTCCTTAAGAATGCAAAATATATGATTTGTGTAAAATATGCGAATGGATTAGTTGATTTATCAGGATCAAAATTATCAATATACATTATACAATTTTCAACACCATCAGCAATCATTTCATCTTTGTATGGATAGTTAATAAAATTTGGTTTTGTAGCAAGTCTATTAGCTATCAAAAGAATACATTCACCTATGTAATTAGGAAGAATAGGTTTTTGTTTATTATCCTGATGAGAAATTTTTACAGATTGCTTGTACTGTTTAATTGCTTCGTAGAAAGTCTTATTGTCAATATAGTTTGTCGTCATATCAATGCATGTTATTATTAGTCTTCAATCTATCCATCATGGCAGCAAGAACTTCCGCTGTATTCTCTTGAGGATTCTCTTCTGTATATGTTATGCGATCTAATTCCATGTCTATAGTTTCATCAATTTCCTTCTGATGGGTAGCTAATATAACAGAATAATAATTAGCCATTGATCTTCGAGCTAATACAGCATTGAGTATGAATGCTTTTGGAAAAGCTAGTATACGCTCTTCAGCAAAAGGCATGTATCTAAGTAAACCAACAATAGGTCTCTCACTTCTTGGAGAGAACATATAGTTGATAGAAAATGGATCTTCAATCATTATATGATTATCTGTTGTTTCTTTAACCGTTCCAATCACCTCAACATTATTCTTTAATTTTACTATGGTGACCATTTGTTATCCTTTGAGATCGATTGTGTATGTTTTATATTCAAACTTCTCCTCATTGTATAACCTAATCCTCTCAACAAAATGATTTAATGTGTAGTTCCTACGTTGCTTCCACTGTACATCATCAGCTATGTCATATAAAACTGCTTTGTCTTTTCTATTTCCTTTTCGAAGTCCACGTCCGATGGATTGTAAGACTTTGATTCTTGATTTTGAAGGTGAAGCGAAAACGACATTGTGCAAGTTTGTAATGTTGATACCAGTAGAAAAAGTACCGTAAGAAGCAATAGTAATCGAATCAGTTTCCAACTCCAAAGTTCTTCTAATAGAATCTCTATCCTCACCACGCATCTCACCAGAAACGAAATAAGTTGGGAAATCTTGTGGTATATATTCTGTAAGTAAATCATATATTGCTTTTCCGTGTTTATCAACATATTGGTACAGAACCAATGTGTTACCTTTCAGTTGAGATACAAGTTTACATATGAATCTATTTCTTGGTTCATGTGTAATAAGAAATTCTATTTCTTTACGATAGGTCTGATCTTTCATCAATTTTCGATAAGAGTCTTCATACTTTAGTAGAATAGCTTTAACTTTAAAATCTGAAAGATACTTTTGCTCAATCAAGTCAGAAGTGGTAGTTACTTTTTTTACTGTACCAAATAAACCTTCCAAGACTAACTTATGTGTCTTTGAACCACTCAATGTACCAGTAAATCCAAAGCGATACTTACAATTCGACAAATTTTGCATAATGGTGGTAAGAGACTTTGCTGCAAATAAATGAGCCTCGTCTCCTATAACTACTTCAAACTTCTCAAACCATTTACGCGGTAAATTATATATTGACTGCCATGTTGATATGTATATCTGCTTATCAACATCTTTTTCTTGCCCTGAGAAAATCATGTGACATTCAGAATCAGAATCAAATCCATACTCTTCAAAATCTCTATACATCTGATGAACAAGAGATGTTGTTGGAACTATCAATAAAGTTTTTTTATTATAGTACCTGGCTAGCAAGTATATAATTAAAGATTTGCCTGAAGCTGTCGGAGAAAGTAGTAATGATCTTCGTTTCTTTAGCGCATGTAAAAAAGCTAGTACTTGGTAATCTCTTGGTGCTTTAGTAAGTTCTATAGAACTGAAAAACTTTTCTACATCAAAATTTACTTCTTCATCATCAAAATTAGACTTCAATATTACTTCATAATTATTCTGTTTGGAGAATTCTCTAACATAATCAATCAGCCCCGTATATATGTGATGAGTACCACTATTGAACAAACGTATCTTACCATCCCATCTTTTTTTACGAACAGCCGGAATGAATCGAGCACCAGGAACTTCAAATGTAAAGTAATCACCCAACTCTTGGGCTATGTTATCGTCACAATGAATCTTTATGTAGGATTCGTTGAATCTTTCTATCTCGATCATAGTCCCATTTTAAACTTTTCCCACTCAATAGCGTTCTTTAAAAGATATCCTCTATTGTTGAGTGTACGTATAATATTTTCTATAAACTCAATCTTGTCTTCTGTTAATTTTATTTTAGTTTGTATGTTTTGTAGATCAGTATCAGAGTCTATGTACATAGAAATATCAGATTTCAAGATCTTGAGTGGTTGTGGATCCCATCCATATTCATCCAACTCTTCCTTTGAAAGGATACCTTGAAAGTACTGATGTTTAAGTTTATACATTGTTTTGAAATCATTGGTTAGCTTCACGTGCATACTTTTAGCTAGATAAAACTCTTTAAGGTACTTGGAATGAAGTTGAGGAATACGAAGGGACTCTTTACCAAGCTCTGTTTTATCAATCTCACTGTCCTTTTCCCACTCAACAATTAATTCATCAGTTTTCATAAAGCTCTCCTATTTACAGGAGATTATAGTTAGTTTTTTTCTAAAGGTCAACTATACTTGATGGTATATCGTATGTAATCAAACGTAGTCGTTGTTTGTAGATAGTCTAGATCAGATGTTGTTGTATTGAACGACAGATCTCCTAGCGAAGCAGGAAAAGCATCATGAAAAGTTACTTCCAAGTTAGGATTCTTAGCGCTTGAAAGAATGATAAGTTTTATATCAGATCTTATAGTTGTGTTAGGATCTGTAACTAAAGAATTACTACTACTATTGAGTAAAGAAGGATCAAGAGTTGAAGGACCTGCAATATTAAACATCCAGTTCCATATCTCCATATAGTTCTTCATGTCTTCATCAACCATGAAAGACACAGTAAGAGGCAAATAATTTAAATGATCACCTGGTAATGGTATCTTAACGAAAGGTGTATCCATGATAGGACTACCCATAAAGGTCAATCCCGGGATAGATGCACTCTGTAGGTAAAAGTTTAGATTAGGCGCTCTTTTGAGAACCATTCTAAAATTGCTTGATGCAAGAAAGTTTCTATTTGTGGGTGTATTTGTTACAGCACTCATTGGAATCCTTTTCTTACTATTTATGATGACAAAAAAGGGGGTCTTGTGGACCCCCTTAAATCAAATTACTATTATTATTATAGTTTTATCATATTACATTAGGTTATCAACCAGGACTCTACGATAGTATACGTTAGAATCTTTAGTCAATGCACCTAGACCAGCTGTAGCACCCTCAGCAAATGGGTTAGCTACCATACCATAACGTGTCTTGAATCCAATCTTTGGCTGGAAGCTGTCTGGATCAACTGCACGTACCATTTGTAGAGGAACGTATGGGCAGTAGAAGAGACCTGCATCGTAAGCACTTTCACCCTTATAGCCTGCAACGAAGAAGTTGAAGCCTAGTGGGCTGTATGGATCGATGTAGACCTTGATCTTACCAGCAAGGACACCAGCAAATGTGCTTTGTGTATCATCAGCATTGATTTGTGGTTGGATTGCTGGGCTGAGGCTTAGGAATCCTGACATTGCGAGGGCGGCTGCGGTATCGCTATCGCAGATGATGAAGTTGCCCTTGCCACGACGAGTTTCCTTGGCGATTGCGTTGCACTCACGTTCGATTTGGAACGAGAGTCCACGGAATCTTTCAGCAGACCAACGACCATCTGAGTCTTGGTCAAGATCGTAAACGCCCTTAGTAGCAAGGTCGGCTTGTTGTGAACCGGATCTTGCAACGTAGTAGATGGTCTTGACGATCTCACGGTTGATTTCAGCAAGAATTTCTGTGCTAAGTAGATTGGCCAATTCAGCTTCAGCATCTAGACCGTGAACAGCCTTGAGGTCTTGTGCCAATTCGACGGTGTAGTTGCTGCTTAGAGCGCGTGTACGAGCTTGTACGGCAACACGGTCGATTGAGAATGCCATTTGGTTCCATGAAGTATATGGAGAAGTACCACTGGCATTACCGATACCTTCACCGTAATTGGTTAGAATACCGCGAAGGGCGGCTAGTTGTGCTGCAGTTGATGTTACACCTGAAGTATAATTCCAACCTGCGCTTAAACCGTTTCCACCGAATGTGGTTCCAAATGCACCTAAGGTCCAACCTGAACCACCAAATTGTGGTTGTGGTTCTTGGAACATGGCTTCGGTGTAATTTCCGTTACCATAGCTGGCGCCTGCACCAGACCAACCATATTGAGCGCGCATAGCAAAGATCAAACCTGTTGGGGCGGTCATTGGTTGAACGCCGCAGATGTCGTATGCCATTAGATTTGGCATTGAACGACGAACTAGGCTGATTAGAACTGGGTCATAACCAGAAACTGCGCCTGTGTTGGTGTAAGATGTAGGCATTCCGAGGTTGTTGGAAGCCATATCTTCTGTTAAGTGTTGTTGACGAAGGGCTTGCTCTTGATTCTCTAAGAGAACGGCAGTAACCTTCTTACGGTAATCGTCACCGATTGATGGGAGTGCGTCGTGATTTAGGACGGGATCCCACTTTTCAGTTAGTACATCATATGGGGTATTTTCTTGAAATTGCATTGTGTTATTACTCTCCTATTGAGTTAAAATTATTTAGTAAAAATTACTTTTTAGACTTTCTTGTTCAATCTTCCAAGAGCCGAAACATAGTTTTCGACCAAGGTTGTTGGACTTGAATTTACGGGCTTAGTGAATACGTCTTCTACTTCTACTGGTCTTGAGACTTGTGTTGTTGGTCTCTTGAGGTAGTTTTCCTTGATTGCAACCAACTTTTGACGATACTCATCTGGGCTTGCAAAATTTACATTTTCCATCAAATTTTGCAACTTGGCAACTTGGGTATCGGCCAAATCTCTGGTTTCTGCGACAAAGATTCCAGCACATTCAGTCAATTCGACTTGCTTCTTGAGTTCAATGCTGACATTTACGGCTTCATTGAGTTTTTCTTCCAACTCACGGTTTTGAGCGTAAAGTTCATCAAGAACATTGTACTTCTCGTTGGGAACGTCGATGTAGTGGTTCTCAAAGAGATTTTTTAGACCACTGATGAAGTTCTCGGCAATTTGAGTCTTGATGCCTTGTTCAACGGCTACAGCGTTCTCTGTCATCCATTCTTCTACTACGTAGTCAAGATAATCATCTACCTTCTCTACGAGTGATTCGGTGACGTTCTCAAGGTATTCCTTGACGTTGCCATCGACACCTTGAACGATGTGGGCAACAGACTTTTCAACGCGGTCGTTGACTGCGGCTTCAAAAATTGCCTCTAGTTTGCTGACGAGTTCTTCTGAAGCGGTTTCTTCACCAAGCAATGAAGCGAGAGCAGCGCGGAATTGTGCGCGGGCTTCTGCGATCATTTCTTGATCTTCGACGCTTTCTTCGACTTCGGTGGGTTCTTCTTCTTCGGTTTCCTCGGTCTCCTCTTCCTCTCCGGAAGATTGAGCGGGAGCAGCCATTGCTGGTGCAGCTTTACCCATCATGCCCATTGAGTTGGGTACAATTGGAGCAGGAACGCCGGGAACGGCTACGGCACCAGTTGCAACTGGAGGAGCAGTCATTGAGCCCTTTCCTGTTGCGGCGATGGAACCTTTGCCAGTTGCATCGTAATCGCCTAGACCCA